GCCGCCGCTGTTCCAGCGTCAGAAATCTTAGCAAGGGTAAGTTCAGGAATATCAGCCGCTGTAAGGTTTGCGACACCTTCTGTCACTCGTCCTTTAGCATCAACTGTAACTTTTGTGAAAGTGCCAGCTACAACACCGCTGTTAGCAAGCACAAGAGGAATTGTTACGTTAGCACTACCGTCAAACACAGGAGATGTGCCAGTAGCATCACCAGCAACAGAAATTGTACGTCCAGTAGCCAATGTGGTAGCAGTATCAGCCGCCACAGCCTCTGATGCCTTACCGATTGTCATTGTGCCGTCAGCACCGATTGTTACTGTATCTGTACCCTTGGCAGTAGACTTAACAACACCGCCAGTTTCTGCTGTGCCATAATCAGTGTTCTTTACATATTCACTAGGAACGGCTGTAAGAGCACCTAAATCATCTGCTGTAACCGTAACATTGGCAGAACCATTAAATGTCTTAGAACCAGCAGTAAGCGTGCCTGTGGTAGCATTTGCTGTGTCGGCTACAATTGCCGCGTTTACATATCCCTGTTCGGCCTTTGGGTTGTTGGCAAACTGCGATTTCAACATGTCGCCAGCGCCAAGGTCGCTCAAATCATCAGGGGTGACAACCTGTTTCCATACAGCCTGATTTGCTGTGTTATTGAATAACAGATATGCTTTGTTTGCGGCTGTATCAACCCACATTGCGCCAACATCATATCCAGAATCCGTAGGTGTCGGAGCCTTATTCATAATAATTGCGCCAGTAGCGCTCGCATATTCAAGCGTTTTCCAATCGCTCACTCCGTCACCGAATTTAAATTTTCTAGTATCTGTTTCTACACCCATTTCACCCTTTAAAAGAACGGGGTTTTGTGTAGTCCAGTTATTTTTAGTATCATTTCTTATTTGAATTTTTACATCTAATGTTGTATTAGCCACGAGCTTTCCCTCCTGATATAATATCTATCTCACTATAATCAGAGCCTACACAATAATACTTTAAATCGGTATCTGACCATCTATAAGTCCTATTTGTAGAAGTTTCGATATATATATTCTTTTCGCTTCCTATGTTTGGGAACTCAATAGCAGTCTCTTTTGTAATTGTTTCGGTCTTTGTATCTTTCAGCTCTTGATATTGAGCATCGGCTTGTTCTTTATATTCATTTACAAGTTTAACGTATGCTTCGTAGTCCGTTGGTGTAGGCGGAGGAGTTGGAATATTATCGGCGTTATATGGTGTAGGAGTAACAGGAACCATTACTTCGTTTGTCGTAATTCGCTTAGTATCTGTAAACCCATACAATGATACTGTGAAATTAGGAGAAGTAATAACCTCCCATGGAACCAAACACACATTGCCAACAATTGGAACTGTAAAGTTTTTGTCCTCAGTCGTATTATTGAATACGGCATTCTGCGCTACTTCTTCCCAATCATATGAAAAGTCAAACATAGCATATAAATAATTATATGTACCCCCAACTACCTTTTGACAATCATTTCTAGTAAGTCTTTGTTTGTTTACAGAAAAACTAAGCATAAGTCACGTCCCTCTCTGTTCCCAGCCCTCGGCTTTGTCAATCACGACTATATCTTCGTCTTTCAAATTACCAAGACTTTTGATTTTGTCAAGCGCCTGTTTGCCATAAACCGTGTATGACAATGTGATAATGATTGCTACTATGGCTAATACGCTAACACCTTGTATACTCTCAGAATATTGTGGAGCAACATTGTATATTTCTATGAGTTTTGTAATTCCAGAAAGCCCAGCGGCAAGAATATCGACGCCGAGAACAACGCCGATATTCCTAACAACGCCAGTAAGAAGTGTTTTCCACTGGAACTCATTTGTCTTAGACGCGATAACCGAACCTAAGATACTATTGGAAAAAGCACAAAACAACATAAAGATTCCAAAAGATGATACCATTACTAAGCTATCTAATACAGCGTTTAAAATTTCATTCAACATAGCTAGGCATCCTTTCTATATGTCATTTAGGAGACACCCATTTCATACAGTTTCTGCTCAACATATGTCCTCTGTTCCAGAGTAACATACAGACACATTACTTCTGTGGTTTCTCCTGTTTCGTGACTTGTAGTTGAAACGAGTTTCTTACCAATACTAGTCACAATGCAATAGTGACGATATAAACACTCATAAGCGACATCGCCGCCGTCTCCTGTTTTGGTGATGCGGAGTTCATCCGTTGCGGACTCGTCCGAAAACACCTTTTCGAGCGCTTCTAATGTCATTGCGCTTTCATCAATGTAAATTTCCATTTTGCTACGAATATTCGGCAATCCGCTTGGATATACCGTAGTAGGTTCAAGAACTTCATATTCTTTGCCATTTTTAAGTGTTACTTTTATCATAATTGTCTCTCCTTTAAACCAGATAACAACCGTTCATTAATATTGTTGCGTTTTTACCCAAGTGAGTAGCGCCAGATTCAACCTCTAACATCAAATAATAATTCCCATTTGGGGAGTTTATATTGAATTTAGTGCTTGCGGTATATGTTGCGTCGAATCCGTTTGCTTCGGAATAAATAAGTTGTTGAACAACATTCCCGTTTATATCACTCAATGCCACCTTAATATGGGAAAAACTGTTTGTAATATATGCTCTTAGATTAGCAAAATATATCTGTGAATATCCTATTGTGCTGAACCCACCAAGCATAACACGCCCATATCCTCGTTCTGTGCCGCCAAATGCGTCGACCTTAATGTCTGTGCCACTGTTTGTAACAGTAAAGTATGCGGCATATCCAAGGTTTTGAGTATTAGCAACAGGAGCGCCTGGATATACAGTATATTCTTTTTTCCAAACCTCAGTACCATTGTACGTTACAGTTTTACAATGGGTTCCATTAAATATAACATTACCAGACGGAGGGATATTTGTGTTGTTAAAAGATAACGCCATCTATATCCCTCCCATCGTGTCAGCTTTTATAGGGGGGGGGCAACTAACCCAGCGATTTTATTTAATTTCATATCTTATACTCCGTATCAATATTAGAAATTACACTTTAAACTATAAACATACCCTGTGAAACTACGATAGTTATTATTTGAAAAACCCATCAATACATAGTAACTTCCACTAAGCCCCGAAGTATTTAGAGTTACGCTGGTTATATTTGAAACACCAGTTACCATAGTTGCCGCTACGCTTGTATTGTCAGCATTTATCGTTGGCCATGAATTAAGTATATGTATATAAAAATACGAATATGATTCGTATTGGTCAAAAACATTAATACTTGCGGTCAATGATGAAATTGCCGATAAATCAACTTTCCAGTTGGTAATAACACTACCACCGCCAAGATAATTGCCAGTACACGTCACCGAAATATTTGATGCGTTGAAAGCCGGAGTAGATGCGGTTTGGTTTCTGTAATAGTTTGTACCAGCAGAGCCGCCTAAATAATAAGCGGCTTGAGCATTCCAGCCACCAGTAAATTCGGTATATTGATTTCCGCTGTTATATAACCATTCTGGTGCTCGTTTCCAAACTTGGGTTCCATTGTATGTTACCGTGCTACAACCAGTTCCATTATATGTTACGTTTCCGCTTACTGGTACATTTGTGCCATTAAAACTTAAAGCCATAATAACACATCCTTAACTATAACTAATACTAAGGTTTGTTCCAGACAAACTCATGGTTATATTAGACGAACGACGAGCATTAGATAGTCTGCCATCGTTACCTTGACATACAGTACCAGCAGAACTACCAAAGTTTTTATTGAATGCTGTATTTTTGGTGAATGCTGGTTCGGCACCTACATTGGATGGACTAAGTGTCATATTTGCCGTGGCACTTCCGTCATAGTTTACGAGGGCAGTTCCACTATTGCTCATAATAACCAGAGCGTTAGTTACCTTGTTGGCTTGCGCTACAACAGTAGTGCCATCGGTTATATCAGAAATGTCGCTTTCTATTTGTGTAATACTATTATCTACCGTTGTAAACTTAGAGGTAATAGTGGAGAATCGTTTGAGTATTTTGCCAAATAAAATAGACAATTTATCGCCAGAAGCTATGTCAGTATCGGTAGCAGCCTCTGTAAAAGTAACAGTAACATCAGAGCCGTCGCCAGTTTTGTCAAGTTTATTGAGAAATGCTGGTGTTCTATCGGTTACAAAATCTGTCATTTTGACTTCAACTTGGGCGCCTGTTACAACAGTGAGCGGGCCCGCGGCGTTGTCAATGTCCAACGGGTCGGTGGCGTAGGTTTCGGGCGCGGCGAGCTGGTAGGCAATCTGTACAGGCGTGCCAGCTTCTTTTTGGGCAGCGAAGTATGCTTTTGCATCCTCAACACTTTTCCATGACGTGTCTTTTATAATAAGACTTCCTAGTTCGTTGATCGCTACTTGATTCGCCGCAGGAATTACTGCCCCAGTACCTTGGTAATGACTACATACTGGAGCCACTCCCGTCTTGTTATTTGGCAAAAAGGTAGCTATATAAGCCCATGCTGTGGAGGTATTCCAAGACCAATTCTCCGCCCCATCCAGCTCCACAAAGCCCGTCTGGTACTTCATCAAGCACACGTCCAGACCGTTTGTACCGTCGTAGGCGGTGGACTGGTAGTAGACGATAACAGGGTTTTCCGTCAACTTAGCTTTGAGTTCTTCTACGGTTGAACATGCAAAATCGGTTATGATAATATTTATTGTAGTGCTCAGATAAATGCCTGTACGAGTGTCTCTGTTATACGCTGTAAGCGGAATGTAATTATTCGATACACCTGTTATAATTAGTTCGCTCATTTTCAAACTAAACGAATTTTGTATACCTTGTCTCAGTTCCCAGTTCTCAGTCCCGTCCAGCACAATCCTCTTGTCGTAGATACTCTTAACTCGCGTAATACACTTATCAGCAACATCACCAATTCGATGCAACTCACGCGGTATAGGCAACTGTGTTATACTACCGTTGTATGGTTCATAGGGTAATGCGGTTGAACCCACGTTTAACATGGGATAGACGGTAACATTGTCAGCGGTTTGTCCAGCTCTTACTGTAACATAAAACGAGTCAATTATGTCGCCAGTTGCTATATTTAAGGTTCTAGTATGTAAAGAACTATTGATTGAAAACCATTCAAAAGTACCCCTTACTCGTTTTATTTTTATTTCAATTTCTGCACTACCAGTAAGACTAGATGTACCAGACAAAGTATAGCTACCAGCAGGAAGAAACTCATTATATCCGGTATAAAAAACTGCTGAACCTGACGTTGAGTTCGTCCCATTAACTGTAATACTTTTATTGGTATTTACAGTGAATGTAATACCACTTTTTGTTTCAGTTACAGCATTGTTCAAAAATAAGTTATTACCACTTACTTGTACACTATCAACACCACTCATCGAAATAGGAGCCGTAGTTGTGCCCGATGTTTGAGGGTTATTGCCATAAGCAGTAACAGAGCCAATACGATTTTCGCCAGCATATTCAACTGTCACAGGCTCTCCACTATACACAGCGGCGGCACTATTTGCCATATTAGCCACCTGTACAACGTTGCCGTTTTCATCAAGAGTAGCAATACCATTGGGCTGTGCGGTCTTTTTGCCAGAGCTTTCAATCGTGCCATCGTCAGCTATTTGCAGAATATCGCCAGCTTCGCCTGTTACAGTGATAGAAGAAGCACTGGTAATTCCAATAACGATAAATCGTGTACCATCATATAAGCACAATACAGGGCTATTAGCAACAAAGTCGCCAGCATCTACTGCTTTAAGTACACCATCAGAACCATATTTCATAACATCTTTATTCGTGGTTCCGTTAATATTGATTTGCACAGCACCAGTATTCTTTTGATTCAACGAAAGAACAATAAGCTGTTCGTTTTTATATCCGGGATAGTTCGCTACACTAGCAGTATATAACGAACCAGAAGAATATGTGCCTTTTACAACAAATGCTGATGGTGTAGCATTTATGCTATCAATAGCATCAGAATGTTGTTTAAGCACAGTATCTATAACATAAAAGTTACTTGTACTCTGACTGCCAGCGGTGGCAACACGGAAATCCAAGAACCTTACATCAGTGTCAGTGCTGCTATACACTGAAAAGCTATAATTTGGCGTTGTAGCCATTGTACCACTCCTTTTCTATTTCTTTACCATGTCGCCTTTGTTCGTGGCAATAACAAGGTGCGGCTTTTATAATTGCGAAGATTATGACGTAATAAAATCCAAGTCTCCAAGTGTACTACCGTCCATCTCACCAAGCGTTTTTGGGTCTAGCTCACCAAGTAATCTAAACCTACCAACCAATGGTTGTGCTGTGATTTTTAACATTACTGGTATAGTTGTGGTGGCCTTGACAAGCATTTTCATGCTTGCTATAATATTGCTTGTCATAGTAATAGTAATAAGATTTGATACTATTGACTTGAAAGAGACAATTAAATTGGTTTTTATTGGGGCAACATTGTTTGCCATTAACATTCTAAGTTTGATACGATTTGCTACTACTGAGAACAAATATTGTGTCTTAATAGTAACCTTTGACAGCAACTTAGCTTTCAAAGAAGATATAATCTTTATTGTGTTGATGTTATTGAACAACAAAGTTACCAGTCTAGGAAATGTAGCTGCTATTATTGTAAATGAACGTTTGGCATTGGCATATATTTTGAACGGCTTCATTAAATTTGGCGCAGGATATACACGACTAAAGTCGTGTGTGGAATGCGCCTTCAGCCCCTTTCTGTGATATAGTTTGTCGCCGTCTCTATCAGCGTTAGTTTTTTGTAGCTTGCGCTATTTGAAACAACGGCTCCGTCGTACTTTTTGATGGCAAAATACCCGCTTGAGCGTCTGCCGGAAATAAAGCATTCCTCACCGTTATATCGAACTTTGTCCCAAAGACGAAACCCGTTCACCAGATAGGGTGACTGATTTCTTTTACGAATACCGCCTTTGAGGATTTTTGCCTTATGGATTTGTCTGTTATGATGTCGGATGGCGCGTGTGCGATACAGCGTATCACAGGGAGTTGCTTTCGGGAAACCAGCAATACAACGAGCATCGTTGGTATGACTTTTCGCGATTTTGTTTTCTTCCCTCAATAGCTTTGTGATGTACCCGTATGTCTGTTCTATGGGAACAGACAGCTTGTACCGCAGCCGCATGAGCAACGCATCTCGCATAATACCCATGAAAGCAGCGTCACGCAGCGACTTACCACGTTTTTTGTCATTCCGTAGTTTGATTTTTCCTTCGTGAAGCGCCCTGTGGCAATGCTCGCATAGGATAATTAGGTTGTTAGGTGCGTTGCCGCCTGTATGACGACTTTCCAGATGATGGACATGTAAACGAACCGGCTTTTCAGATGTCGGATGTGCGCCGCAGTGCTGGCATACGTATCTATCCCGTTTCAGAACATATTGGCGCACATTGTATTCGTTATACATTTCGCCGCGCTGGTAGTCGATGCCAACAGGTAGCGGTCTACCTTCTAGCATGGCTTTCAGTCGTTGTGTGTCAAATTCTGCTGTTTCCACACGCACCAGCACGATGGGGAGAATCCGGCACACACGCTTTATGGCAGTGATGTGTTCCTGAATTTTAACTTCCACCGACGGTGCTAGCCAACCTTTGTGCTTGCTGTGTACTCGGTTATCAAAACGCGGCGCTCTGTATCTGGTTTTGCGGTTTCGACGGCTGTGTCGGTATTGCCTCCGCGCCGAGAGCAGTCCCACCACGTCATTGCGCGGCATCATCTCCTCTTTGTAGAGTTCTATGCTTTTTGTGCATGCGGACAGACCCACATGTTTTGAACCGGCGTCAACACCAAGAACGACGGATTGTTTGTAGCCCGCACTTCCGTGCAGGAGTTTGATTACAAATGGCGTGCGTTTTACGACGCGAGCCTTTCCTCCCCTCAATAGCAAACGAGCCTTCCGTGGAGAGCACGGCATCAAAGGCTCGCCGTGCATGTTGAGGACATACACATATTGCATGAAACCATACTCCTTTTTCGAGATTTTAGCGGCTAAATAGAAGCCGCCCTCTCCTTACGGAGAGTTGGAATCCTTCCCCAATGTCACAAACGGTTTCCAACAGCCACACCTGTCGGCTTTACCTCAGCTTTTCGTGATGCGTTGTCGCAGAGCGGCAGATTAGGATTAACGTCCGCCGGTGCCTATATATTCGTTTGTAACGTAGCGCGTGAAGCACTTAGGGTAGTCAACACACCCTTACGGGCACGGGTTTTAACCGTGGGTTATTGACTAAATCGCCTCCGTTCTAGGATTACACAAGCTGAATCTTCATTGAGTTGATAGCAAACAAAAGAATCGTAGCTGTCTGAACCGTTCTAGGAGTAGTCAAGGCATCGTAATAAAGTATGTTGCCGCCGCCTGTTGTAGCTGAATCAGCAATAAATACATGTGTGATAGTTCCCCACGCCGTTGTGCTTTCTGGGAACTCAAACTGTACCTTATTCTGTACGATACCGCCAGTAGAATCTGTGAAGTTTGTTTTGTTATTTGTGACTGCTACTCTCTGGTATCCGCCACCAGTCGGCTCTGTAACACCAGTACCAGCCGCATTTATAGCAGTAGTAGAAAGCCCAATATAATACGTACCGTTCGGCGTAAACGATGTAGAGCCAAACAGATAGTCATTGAGTCTATTGGCCTGATAAGTTGTAATAGCCAAAGAAATCACTCCTTAGTTTATTTATAGGTTATAGTATATGGGTTAGAGTAATACTAACCCATATACTGTGGAATATTTATTTTCCTGCTCTGATTTTTGGAATAATTGTGATAACACCCTGCTGATATACATACTCGTCGCCTTTGTAGTCTACAAGAACAGGCTGTTGTATGAATTTACCAGACAGGTTTTCAGTATTTGAACTGCTAAGTTTTACAACGAAGTTATTACCACCGAATATTTCTCCCGGCAAATCTAAAACGGCTACGTCGGGTTGCCCTACATAACACAGTCTCCAACGCGCTGTTGAACTGCTCAAATCCAAAGGAGTTCCGTCCTTATAGAAATAAGAAAATTCAAGCGTTTCAGAGTCGCCAGCAATCATGACAAATTCACCTAGCTGATTAACTTCTATACAGAATACGCCATTAGCCATTGTATTCTCCCTCTTTCAAGTCTGGCTCCTTTAGTTGATAGTTGTCGCATTCGACAAACAGTTCTTCAATAACATTCATAACACCAGCGACAATAGCGCAATTCTGTTTGCCGCTTACTTGAATAGTGTTAAGAGCATTATATATAGATTGCAATTTTTCTTTCATTTTCCGGTTCCTCCGTTATAATATTTAATCGCAGCAAACTATGCTACTATTGGTAGCTTAAATGCTGCGAATGCTCAAATAAATAATTTATCTGCAACTAAACTCGCGTCCTCAACAATAACGTCTAAGGGCGGCTCATTGGGAATATTTTGTAGCACGCTTAGAGCTTATAGCAGCGTTCAGGCTGGTTCAGTGTATACAAGTCTGCTCGATTGTAGCTCTAGCGCAATTACAGTTGGGGGATATGCGGCTTCTTGGAAAACGGCAACGATATCTGGTACTACAATAAGGTATCTTGGGAGATAATTTATCACCATGTCCACAAATTGTATCTCGTCCCATTGATTAGGACGCCAGAAACTTGCTTTAAAGTGCCGCCATTAACCGTCATAGCGCCAAAAACGCCACTTTGAGCGTGCACATAACCATTGGTTGATATGCCTCCAACTGAAACAACTCTTTGTATTGTGGCAATATCAGCAGATAAATTATTTATTTTATCTGCCCAAATATGTAATTGTTGTTCCACTAATTGTTGTGGTTTTCCAAAATGCTTGCGTTCCATCAACAATAAGCGCCCCACATCTAAATGTGCCCGATACATTTGTCGTACCAGAAACGACAAGTGTTGCGCACCTAATTCCGAGCGAATTATCGCTTGTTATTACAGAAGCTGATAACTTATCTGTTTGGAGATATGAAATATTCGCATTCACAGCATTTAAGCTACCAATAGTAGCATAGTTTGCTGCGACATAATCAGCATCGACTTTGCTGGCCGCTAAAGTATGAACCCTAGCAACTTCTGCGTTGATTTCATCCACAAATGCCTTTGTGGCGTATAATGTATCCAGCTTTGCCGATGTAACAGAGCCATCTTGGATGTTATTTGTTTTGATTTGGTCACCAAGGTTTGAAGCATAAATACGTCCATTAAACGTAGCAGAACTTGGCGTCCAAGAGAGCAGGCTCAATTTACCATATCCATTAGACGCAATATAGTCACCACTAGCTGTATTATACAGTCTATCAGTTCCTATTTGCCATCCGCCAATAGAACCACTTGTAGCAGTTATTTGGCCATTAATCACAAGGTTTCCGTTTGTGTCAACATAGAATTGATTGGCCCAGTTAGAGCTTGTATTCGGCCTTGTCTGTATGCTAATTCCATCAGTTGGGTTTAACTTAATTTGGCTTTTACCATTGTCTGATACAATAGTAAAAGAAGCATTATTGAGTACAGCACCGTTGGAATCCAATACGAAGTTGTTATTATCGTTGGTTATCTGTAATTGATTACCAGCGATAAGTTTTCCCACAATTGCGTCCGCCACAAGGCCGAAGACGTTCTGTCCATTAAGGTTTATTTGCCCCAAAGCAAGCCCTGCTGTTTGCCAGTTGTTGCTTGTAAACGCAAGAGTATTGGATGTAAGCCACACTTGGTTAGGGCTATAATCTCCATTATCTGTCTGGTTTCTTCCGCGCAACCCATTCTGGTTAATAACAATTTCTTGGTTTGTGGCATTAATAACGTTGTTCTTTGAAGTATCAAGAGCAGAATTGATAAACTCCGAAACAGTGTTGTTCATTCCACTGTTTACATATTCGCCCCATTTACCAGCATCAAACTTGACGCTAGAACCTGCCTTAATAGCATCACCAAATAAATCTCTAAACGTATACGCACCAGAATCCAGTCTATAACGATTACCGAATACTAATGAGAAGTTTGTGGGGTCGTCAAGTTGAACATTGAGTTCAAGTAAGACTGGTGTTATACGTTGTCCTTCGTCTTTTTCAATATTGACAATACACCCGAGTTCAAGTTGTGAGCTGAACTTCTGAAATTCTTTTAAGAATAAGAAGTTTACACTGTCGACTGTGAATTCAAAACGTGGCTGTGCTACTCTTGAAAGTACATATTGTCCTTGTGTATACAAAGACATCGCTACGTCTTGAATTTCACTATTATCCATTTCAGTCGTTGTAATGAAACTCTCATTTTGATATGTGTTTTCAATAGTATATGTTTTGAGTTCATTGTATTGTGCTTCTGTGAAGTTATTTGCGAAAGACAAAGAGTCGTTAATTTGCTTTAAGGAGTTGTTTATGGTTTCAAGTTCGCCATTTATACCAGTAATCTTGTTCTCTTGCGCTGTTACAGCTGCATTGGCCGCGTTCAACTCATTAACTTTAGCAGTATATTCAGGTGTATTCTTGAGGTCTCCCTCAATCATAACTTTTACAACGCCCTCAATTGTATCTCGCTCTGTTTTTAAGTCCGCTAAATCAGATTTTGCCGTTACTAACTCATTGTTTTTATCTTTATATTGAGTCAATAGGGTGGCATATTGTGGTTGCTTTGCTGTTATAGCAGCCTCCCACGCTTTAATAGCATCTATTAAATCTTGATTCATCCACTCAGTCGTAGCAAAATAACTATAATCATATATTGTGTTGCTACCAAGTGGGTTCACCGCTGATATACCAAGATTATTGCCACCATACACACTCAAAGCAGTAACAATTTCGTCTGATTTTTCAGATATATCAATGTTTTGAATAAGGTTGTTGTAGCTTAATATAATATCAGTGTTCTTTATCAGATTCTGTAATGTGTATGCGGATACTGTTCTGGTAAAAGAATCAAACAAGAACACACATTCATATGAGTTTTCGACGTCATTCATCAAAAATTCATATACCGTACTATCTGGAATCTCAAATGTACGATATAGATTCCACAAATCAGCATCAATTTGTCCGATTGTCCAGTTAGACGTTGAAAGAATCTTGCCCATCAAGGTATTTTCAACGTTGAATGGGTCATAGAATTTATAAGTTCCATCAAATAGATTTAACTTTTTAAACGCAAGTTCTGTTTCCAAAGAATATGCTGTTACAGTTTTCTGTTTAACGATACCATCGTCAGTTTCATTTACTTCTGTGATTAAGAAGTATCCAATATCATCAATCAGGATTAGTTTTTTGCTTAGAACTCTGTCATAATATGGAAACACTTCTCCATCAATCAAATATGGAATTGTTATATGGAACTCCGACATTTCGTTGAATCTAAGTGAGAGTTCATGCGTATGACTTTGGTTCAAAAAACAGATTTGTTCTTTATTTGGATTACACAGCCTTATCACATAATTCTCGTGTTCTCCAAAATAATTGAATTTTTGTAACATGATATCCTCCTTTCTGGTTATTATCCGCTTACTTTCCTTGCGTTCTGATAGTCTATTTTTATATCGTCTACACTTCCGATAACTTGTAGCTTATTGAGGCCGGGAACCAGTCTTGGAAGTATACCAGTCATATTCCCAACCCTCAATAGTCCTGTACTAGATGTAATCAAATACCTACTACTATCTATTGTAAGCGTTTCTTTGGGAGAGAGTCCCGTAAAAGTACATCCTTTGTTATCGTCAGTTTGATTAAGTAGCTGAAATTCATCTTCAGAACTAGATAATGTTACTGTGAATGTAGGTAACATATAATAATTATCGTCTGATATATTATTGAATGTAAAAGTACCTTCAACATCAAACGGGCCATAGGTGGCCGACTTTGGATATTCCCAAGCCCATGGAGCATCACATGTAACATCGCATTTAAAAGTATAAGCAAAGTTTCCCACAGTTGTAATTGTGGGGTTATTCAATATACAATTGAAATATACAGATTCCATGTCGCATTGCATTATTTGTAACTTTTTATATGAGTTATGTCCAAACAACCATTTTTGTATAGATTGTTGCTGCAATGCGTCAACGGGTGTTAAACTAGCAAAACTTAGGCTGAATGTTAGAACGGGCGTCTGTTGTACACCAAAGAAATAGGGTTTTGCTCTCCTGTATATTTCTTGCGTGTATGGCTCAACAGAGTTAGAGCCGGTATTTTGTAACACACCGGCTCCTCCCTCACTAATCAAAAACAGGCCGTAAGTTTCACTTGGGATTCCGTCAAAAACAAATGACCTAGCCCAAAATGACATTAACCCACCACCTTAGATTGGAACAACACTTGTGTTCCTCTTGTATCCTCCTCTAAACATCGTCTGGTTAATTTGCTTGACAACATCTTTAGTAATATCCTCAATTCTTGGAACAACAGAAGAATCAAGATTTCCCTGTACTTCAATGTTGAGAAGATTTCCAAAAGACATTGAGCCAAGACTACTCGCACCAGTCGATACAATATCTGGAAGAATTTTATTCATAAATCTATTTTGCTGTTCTTTTGTTATGAACGCCTCACCTTTGAGCGCCTTTATAAACTCCTCATTGCCTTTAAGTCCGCCAACAAATCCAGCGTCTAAACCAGTGTGATAAGGTTTAACACCATATACCAGATTTTTCTTTGTAATGCCCTCAAATTTTTGCCAGTAATAGTTTTTAGGGTCCGGAATATACCCCCATACTCTTTGCGCTTCTTCAAGGCTTAAAGCACCGCTAATAGGAGTTGTTGTACCAGTTTTATAAATATAATATTTAGGAGTTCTATCAACAACTGGACTGTTTCCCGGACGCATAGCGGCCATACCGACGCCAGAATTTCCAGAGCTAGGGCTAGACGGTGTATAGCTACTGCCACCGCCCAAAGAAGCGGCTCTGCTTGCTGATTCATATGCTCTGTCACACGCTTCTTTATACTCGTTGACTTTCCCTATCGCACCGTTCCATGCATCAATCACGGTCTGGTCCAGACTATCGCCGTAAGCCCTATTATACTGAATAAGGTCATTGAACAACGCTTCGCTACGTTCATTGATAAGACGAATTGCTTCCGCTGTGATTTCGCCAGTCTTATCGAGGTATCTATCAATTTCGTCAATTTGCCCGTTGATATATTCCTCAAAACGTTCTTCTTCTCTATCAAGAGCGTCTTTTTGCTGGTCGATAGAGTAATCGTGCTGGTAATCCTCTAAATCACGTTTAGCTTCGGCCAGTTCTTCTTCAAGTTCAAGGCGCTTCTTTGTTCCCTCAGCGCTTGTGTCGAATTGAAGTTCTGCTATTTGAGCCTCAAGAGAAGAAATATTCTTATTTTGGTCCTCGACTTCGCGTTTATGGTTGTATTCGTCGTCTTGTAAATCAAGCAAATCTTTCTGGGCATCAATAACCTTTTTATAACCATCAAGCTGCTCTTTAAGAGCTTCTTTTTCTAGCTCTTTTTTCTTTTTGAGCATTTTGATTGTCATTTGCAATAAGTCATTATATGCTTTTTCGGCTTCGCTTTGTTGCTTAGATGCAGAACCACCAGATTTTGCTGCGTCTTTAGCAGCAGAACTTATTTGTTTATATCCGTCAAGCCTTAATTTTATTGATTCATCATATACGTTATTAAGTCCCTGAATAGCATTGTTATAAGAGTTTACAACATTCTTCAAAGCATTAAGTTCTGAGGTGGGCAGAAGTGAACCACCATCTGGTTTCAATGCCCCATTAGCAGCCTTAATAACGTTGTCCATCGTCAATGCCTGTGATTTATAGAACTGTGCCCACATTGACGAAATTCTCTGAAGTAAATCAGTTTCTATCTTTTCTTTTGACTGAGCATATGTGCCATGATTGCCAATATCAATACCGTAATCAGCGGCAAATTGTTGCATTAAAGCCGAATCCATTGTAGACAACAAACTATAATAGTTTTGTTGCATTTTCAATTTGTTTATGATATTAGCATAGGCATTTGCTTCGTCATCCTGATAGGCCAACTGTAATTCCGCCAACACATCTTCTGTTGAAGCAAGTCCAAGAAGATAGTTTGTTACTTCATCATTGAGTGCTGGATATCTTGAAACAAGAGCATCAAGAGTTTCAATTGAAATAACTCCAGTGTTTGCTACTTCTTCGTTTACAGATATTAAGTTGTCATAAGCGGATTGTAAGCCAGAAACCTCCGATGTAATTCTGACTAAGTCATCTCCGGTTTCGCCAAGCTCATTAGCAACATTGCCCATTGCTTCTGACAGAGCTTCTGCTGTGATTCCAGCTTTCTCCATCATTTCAGCGAGTTGTTTATCAGTGTCAGTTAGTTCTAGCCCGTAAGTGTTCGCTTCAGATATACGCTTGATGTGTTCAAGAAATACTTGACTTAACTCTTGTTGCCTCTCTTGTAATGCCTCGTATTCTTCAAGAGACTTGCCATTTGAGTTATTAAGTTGGTCTGTGACTTCCTTATATTCCTCAATATTGCCAGTAAGTTCCTCGATGGCCACGTTGTATTCAACAACCGGAGCTTTGTTTGGAATTGGCAGGCCCATTTCGTTGACAGGGTTTTGAGACGACATAAATGCCGCCTCTTTGGCTCTCGCCCAGAACCCTTCGCCGCCACGCTCAACATCTTTTGCCGCAGAATTATAAGTGTTCTGTCTATCACGTTTTTCTTGTCTTTCAAGAAGCGTTTCTTCAGCTTTTAATACTTCTAAATACTCTTTTTCAGCTTCTGTAAGTTGCTCAACTTCAGCTTTTTGTTCAAGGGCGTTTCGTTTATCACTTACTTCTTGAAGCTTAGACTGTGTTTCAGCAAGTATATCTTCGTATTCTTCTGTTGTCGTTATTAAAGCGTCAAACGCAGCAACAATAGCTGTAATCCCAGCCAATACAACTGCCACTTTGACAAACGGAGAAGCCCAAAGGGCTGCACCAGCTATATTTATAGCATCTTTACCTGCTAATACTCCGTCTTTAAACGCCGAAAATGTTGAAGTTAATACTTTTATGGTTTTATTTCCGCTACCAGCAATTTCAGAAAAAACTTTTAAAGCGCCCGACACTTTTTCAGTGTCTTTAGCTATATTTATGGCACTTTTAAGTTTTAAGAAAATAGCAACAGTAGCCAAAACAGCCGAATTGACTCCTCCAAGCTTATCTATAAGCCAAGATATTCCCTCTACAAGCCGTGTTATTGCTTTAATAACGAGGTTGATTACGTTTACAATTTCTTCGCTATACAACAAGTCCTCAACAGCGGCTTTTAGCTTGTTCAGGTTCGCTTCGATGCTTTCGAGATAAATCGACATCTTGTCCATAGCCATGCCTTCGGAATTCAAAGCCGTAGTTGACAATGTAACCGCTCTATCCCAGTTTTCCATCAACGTCAAGAATGTCTCACGCTGGCGCGTACCGGCGACACTTGTAGCAACCCAGTTTTGTTCTACGTTGTCAAGTTTCGTCCACTTATTAGCGAGTTCACTAATAACATCATACATATTACGGAACTCGCCACTAGAATCTCTAAGCTTTATATTAAGCCCGTTAAATACTTGTTCAACGTCGTTAAGAGGCTCGCCTAAGTCGTCTGTCATTTTACCAGCAGCAACGTTGGTAAGACGAGAAAAAATTGTTTTGAAGCTGTTACCGACAACACTAGCGCTACGCCTTGAAGCCTCAGAAACAGCGCCAACCATGCCAAGAAGTTGTTCAAACCCAACACCATTAACACGAGCCATGTTAGCGGTACTTTGGAGGGCAACAGCAAGTTCTTCAACGGAAGTAGCTGCAGCCAAGTCAACCGCCGACATAGCGTCAACAACATGCATTGCTTCATTTGCTTCTTTTTTGTACCCGTTAAGTGTAGAAGTAAGAAGCTCTGTCGCCTGTGAAGATTCGATAGCGCCAACTTTTGACAGAATCATTGAAGATTCAAGAAGCTGGTTTGTTTCGGCTACGCTCTTGCCTTGCCTCAGCCATTCCGCCGCTCCATTGGCAACTTCAGTAGTGGTTGCCCCAAGCTCTTTGGCCATTTGGCTATATTGATGTGCTAATTCAGCCGTTTGTTCAGCGCTTTCACCAGTAACCATCTGAACGTCAGTCATTGCCGTGTTCAATTCAATCACGGCATTAATAGATTGACGAATAGCTGTGGTCATGGCGTTCATAGCATTATTAACCAAACCATAACTCATAAAGTTATTAAAATAACCTTTAAAGCTGGATTTAAGTTTATCAACAAGCGTTAATTGCTCTTGGCCTTTGGTATTTGATTCAGCAATGGCTGTTTTTACACGCTGTTCCGCCAATGCTCTATTATTAGTTGCCTCTGTGAGAGCGTCTGTGCCAGTCATTCCTTTTTCGAGCAAGTCGAGCTTTGTTGTGAGCATTAATATTTCTTGTTTAAGCTCATTCACATAGCTTTCAACGGCCTGATTGGACTTTTGTGTGCTTGATTCAACAGATTTTTCTGCGTCGGCTAATTCAATCTTACGCTTTGTAATCTGTTTTAATACTCTTGAATATTCTTCTAAATCTTTAATACCCTGTTTTTCAGAAGCGACAGAACCTGCGGCCTTTGCTGTTGTAGATGATTCTTGAAGCCCAGAGGCCGCTTTCTTTTTAAGCTCATCAGTAGCGTTCGCCGCATTTGTAATTTCTGTTACTTGCTGTTTCCACAAGTTTACCTGCTCTTGAAGTGCGGTAATTGTTTCGCTACTGCTATGATAAGCCTGCGCTTTCTCAAGTTTCGTTTCAGCAACAGTCAAGTTTGACAACGCAGTTTCAAGGTCGTCAAACGCTTTCTTTTGCTCAATAGCACCCTGTTCTGTTTTGGCATTATCTAATTTATCAGAAAGACGCTGTATTGTTCTATCGTCTGTGGCATTTACACCAAAAGAAGATAAGGAGCTTTCAGTCTTTTTAATTTCTTCTTCAATAGAATTTAAAGACGCTTCCCAATACTTCTTATATGTGTCAGCACCTGTCTTAGTGGCGTTATTTATATTAGTCTGCGTCTCAATGGCTGTCCTGTAAAGACTCTTTAGCTTTTTCTCAAGAGTGTCCATAGATTCTATATAGTCTATTGACACGGTTGGCTTAGACCACTGATTAGCAGAGGACTCTTTCTGCGTAACACTATATTTTACGCCATTCTGCGTAAAACCGGAAGTGAGAGTCTTTAATTTAG